AGTCAAAGGGACAGATGCTTTCGAATTTTATGTCTACTAACAAGATCCTTGGGCAGAAGAGTCCGTACACAAGAGTTTCAGATGAGTTGACTGGTGATTTTTCTCCTACAATCATTCAGGATCCGTCTGTTACTTGGGCTTGGAACTATTTGATCAAAAAGGTCGATGGTTCTGATTTAGAGCCTACAGAACTGCAGAATATTCGCGTACAGACTAAGATCACGTATTATATTCGTTTTCATAATAGGAAGACTAACCTTGATATTCCTACGTAATAAACTTTGTTCAACCTGACGAGGGGTGAGAGGGAGGTTACATCTATACCGCTTCGCGGTGTTATAGACCATATACTCTGTTCCTTAACCCTTAACCCTTAACCCCTTAACCCTAACTAACCCTAACTAACCCTAACTAACCCTAACCCTAACCCTAAACCCTAACCCTAAGTTGTTGGGAGTTATCGTATGTTTATTCTATAAAACGGACGCAGTCGTCCCCAATGGGTCCCCTCGGTAGCTGGAAGAAGTACTCGTGGTCGATTTCCTTTCTTTCGCCGTCGACGAAGGTGTAGATGTGGTGGAACCTTCGTGCTAGTGCTGCCAGGTGTTCGATCCTGGTGGAGTAGTCGTACCAGGTACCTGGGTGGATGTTGCTGGTGACGATAATGGTGGTGGCCACAAGTTGCGTGTGTCCTCCCTTGACTTCAAGTTGGATGGGGTAACGGTCGAGCAGTTGCAGGAGATAGTCCAATCGTATCTTACTGCTTGCTCCGCAGAAATCATCGAGTAGGAGGACGTCCTCACAGTCGTAGCCGTCGAACCAGGTTGTTCCGGGTGGTTTACGGTAGAGCTCCGGGTGATGGTCGAACGCATACCTAGTTTTGCCAGTTCCTGTCTTGCCGTAGTAGAGAGAAACCGTAGGAGGTTCGATACGACGAGGTGCACAGAAGAGGGCAAGGGTTTGGATTCCGCGGGAATACTTACAGAGGATTGTTGGGTGTTCTTCTGCGACGCGCTTGACACCGTGGCGTTTGAGCGTTGCAATGGCGGCTTCGAGGTCGGTGCGCTGTCCTGGAGAGACAGGAGACCAAGTGCCGCTTTCGTAAGGTCCGCTGATTCTTGATTCTTCCTTCCGGCAGTAGTCGCGCGCTTGCTCGGCGGTTCCTCGGCGTGGCTCGAAATGCGCCTCTTGCGAGATGTGGCGTTTGAGCCAGGCGAGTCGCTTCCTGGCCTTGAGTTCGAGGTATCCCTGGTAGTGCTTTGTTCCGTTTTCTCCGCTTTCTTCTTGGAAGATGACGTACTTGACGTCTGAAAGCGCGTCGAGTCGGGAGACAAAGGCGTGTGGAATTTCCATTGGGTTGTTGATTGTGAAGACATAGTACTTTGCTCTGGCCATAAAGTGGACGAATGGCCATAGGTGGCGGGTAATACTATACCGCCACCTGGGTCCAAAACCGAAGGTTGTGTTTTTCACTGAAATGGTTCCATGGGTTTGCTGACAGTCCATTAGTCATCATAATTTTATGTCATGGTGCGTAGAAGGCGAAGTACAAGACGTAGACCCAGGCGAACCCGTTTCAAGCGTAGGCGTCGTACCTCTGGTAGGCGTCGTCGCTCAAGGACTACAACTATGCGTGCTAGTCCTTTGGTTGTATCTGACCAGGCTTACACAAAATTGCGCGCAAACATCTTGATGACTCCTCTTGGCGCTCCTGAAGGGATTACAGTGCCTGGCAATTCATTCCTAGACGACGATCTTTCTAACAAGGGTCTTTTACCTGTTGGTTTAGAGCGTTGGAGTCGATTCTATGGTTCATATACCATTGCGGCTACGAAGATCATGATTTCGCCTATTTTTATTGATCCTAGTGCTGGTTTTCCCATTCAGTACGGGTTGTATCCTCGTAGTGGTGATTCGCTGGCTACATCAGATATTGACGAGATTCCTGAATTTCCTTACTCTCGTTATACTCTTTATCGAGGTCCTGGACAGTCAAAGGGACAGATGCTTTCGAATTTTATGTCTACTAACAAGATCCTTGGGCAGAAGAGTCCGTACACAAGAGTTTCAGATGAGTTGACTGGTGATT